AGAAGATGGCAATAAATTTAAAGCAAAACTTTATTGTAAAATATTTGATGCAGCATATCCATTTTATCAAAAGTATGGAACATTTTATAAAATCAAATGGAATAATGAGGATTAGTCATAGTTGACTAGTAAATAGGCATATGATATGCTTATACAACGGATATCGTAACTTAGTAGAAAAGAGAGCAAAATGAATCCTAAAGTAACACTAGTTGGTCGCCTTGGTGCTGATCCAGAATCAATTGGAACAAGTGGAGTGCGACTTCGTGTTGTAACAAGTGATCGTGCAAAGAATGACAAGGGAGAATGGGAAGACCGTGACACATCATGGTGGACCGTTAAAGCTTGGAAGACTCTTGCAGAACAAACAAAGAAGACTCTAAAGAAGGGTCAAGAAGTAATTATTTCAGGAACTATTTATCAGGAATCTTGGACAGACAGTTCTGGAAATACTAAAACATCTTACGAAGTAACTGCAGACTCAATTGGTTTGACTGCATATACTATTACGAAACAGCCTGCAATGGCTAGTGCAACAACAGAAAACGATCCTTGGACAAAGGGATAATATAAGATATGCCGTGCCTTACTCAGTGTTTGGCACGGCATTCTTTAAGGAATATATATGACAAACTGGACTGAAGAATTAACAGATGAACAAAAAAAGCAAGTATGGGACTTTATTGTTTTTACTGTAAAAGAAATTAGAGAACAAATTGCTATGGATATTGAATATACATATGAAGTTTGGGCTACTCACGGCAAAGCTAAAAGCAGACAAACAAAGAAAGCATTTATGGTTTGTGCTGATATAGCAAGAGGTTTGAATGAAAGGCTTCCAGATAATGGCGGATCCAAACCAAACACAACAGAGGGGTAATTGGAAATGCCCATGTAATGGGTGTAAAAAAGCTGCAAAGCAAGTAATAGATCAAATAGTTGAAGAGTATAAATCTTGTCCTAACATCATTGAGGCAGACGAAAAATTATTCTGTTATACATGGTGGAAGCATGATGATTGTGTAAGAATAATGAACCTTCTTAATAGTATTACGAAGGATGATAAATATTCTATACCGCCAGTTAGACAGGAAGTTTCGGAAGCTGTAGACAAGATGTTGAAAGATCCAGGAACTTGGGATATACTTAAAAGGTTAGAAGATTAGGAACATTAGCTCAGTTGGTTAGAGCCCCCGACTCATAATCGGGTCGTCGTAGGTTCAAGTCCTACATGTTCCACATTGCGGATGTTGCATAATGGTAGTGCTTCAGCCTTCCAAGCTGATGGTGCGAGTTCGATTCTCGTCATCCGCTCCAGACCTCTGTAGCTCAGTGGACAGAGCGAGACTCTTCTAAGGTCTGCGTCGCAGGTTCGATTCCTGCCAGGGGTGCTATAATAAAATTATGAATATTGAAGATGATATTAGATCAATACTTTTTGAAATAGGTAAAGAAGTTAAAATCCATAAATTAATTGATGGTAATCTTATTATAGATATTGACTACGAAAAGTATGTATCTCAAATTATTGATAAGATTAAATTATATTATCCCAATACATAGTTCTTGGATCAAAATCAGATAGTTCCCTAATCTTATAGCTTGTAAGCTTTTTGTTTGTAAATTGCGGGGCAGCAGACATTTTACCTTCATAATCTTTTTGAATAAACATTGGATCATTAACAGCATAAATATTGAAGAATCTTTGTATCATTGCAAATGGTACATCCATAGGCATTGGATATGTTTCAGCACAGTATTTGGTTGTTCTTTGGCATACCCGCACATATTCCTGATTTAAATATAAAATAGCATGAGAAGATAACATATTAAATATACGTAATATTTTTGGATATCCTTCAACTTTCTTATATTTTAAATAGAATCCAGCATGGCTACTTTGAAGTCCCCACTGAGAATTGCCCAAATATACCGCATCAGCGTCGTCAGGAACCTCTATAACGGGTTCAAAGCTATTTGGGTCAGCATCATCCTCCAGCACTATAAAAGGGGCTGAAACCTGGCTTAGAGCCATTAATTGAGACTTAGATAGGCCCACCCTACCATTCTTCTTATCCTCAACAGCATTTATTCTAGTAACATTTTTAAAGCCAAGATCTGAAAGTTGTTGCTCTATATGCTTTTTTTTATGCTTGTCCTTAGACATATTAATATAAAATACTGGCATTTCTATTAAATTTATCTTCATTCTTCTCCTACGTATAGCTTGTAGTAGTAGTCTATCGCAGATTTTTTAGGAAATGATTCTTTATCAGTACCCTCCCTATTTAGCATTTGATTCCAGATCTGAAGAGTGTGGCTATTTGTTGCCCTTCTAATAACCTTATTACGCATCTCTGGATCAAATATATCTTTCCATTCCCAGTAGTTAATTGGATAAAAAACATCTGGTTCTTGTATATATTTTTGTAAATTATATTTATAAATTTTTTCAGTAACTAACTGTGGACCTATTTCTCCCCAAGTTATTTTTTTCTTATTAAAAGATTCTGATATTTCTACTAACTCTGCAATAAAATCAGAATCTTTTGGTGCCCGCAATAGTCCATTTGCTATGATTTTGTGTGGCCCTCCTTGCATACCAAATAAATATTCTGGAAACTTCCACTTGTTCTTTAAACAAATATTGTCTGTGTCAGTCCAAGTTAAACCAGTTTTTTGAATCATTTTATATCTAAACATATCTGCAAAAGGTCCATATGAATTATCAGTTTTAAATATTTTATCTTCTTCTATGATCTCTCTAGCATCTATTTTATTAATACCATTTGGAACAACAAGGTTTATATCATAAACAAATAAATTAAATTTATGGCCATGATAAATAAAAGAGGATAGGCATAAGTTTTCTATTTTACTTAATGGTCTACCAACCCATAAAGATCCGAACTCAGCCATTATATCTCTCAAGATCCTTTATATACCATAATGACATAGTTTTATCTCTATCATAGGATTGTATATTGCCTTCAATAATTATATTTTTAGGAAATGGAAAATTAAATGGTGCCTTCTCTAAATTTAATCGTCTCCATGCACCAACTTTAATGTCTATATTAGCATCTGGCGACCTCCACATAAAATTTGTAGTTAGTAAATACTTTGATTTACTATCTATTATATTATTTATAGCTTTAAATATATCTTTGTTTGGTAAATGCACAAAACAATCTCTCACCATTACAAGATCTACTTCTGGCAAAGAATCGTTAACTATGTCTATTGATTTAAATAGTATATTTTTTGTGCCATACTTTTTATTATTAATTTTAACCATCTTATCAACAATGTCACCACCAATATATTTTATACCATCCAAATCTACTCTACGCATCCAGTTAAAATCGCCAGACGGTACATCTAGTATGCTTTTTACATTAAGCTCTTTAAGTAAAATCTGTATCTCTGGTATTAAATACTTTGTTTGTTCATAGTCAGAACCTGGACCAGACACAGACTCTTTTCCGTTCCAAGAATTATTATAAAAATATTCTGTAAAAATATCCTTACTCATATCTTCCTATCTTTTTTAAATAAGGAAAATATTTAGATTGATTATCTATATAAAGTGTAGTAAGAAATGTAGTAGCTATAGGTTCATAACCTATTGATTCCATATATTTTCTAATAGAAGATCCATTAAATATGTGATTACTATCATCTTCTAACATAATAAAAGGAATTCTAACATCGTGAGAGTATGTCTTTATTACATCAAAATCTTTACCCTCAATGTCTATGTTTAAAAAGAAAGGTGTTTTTTGAAAATACTGTATGTGTATATTTATAATATCATTAAGAGTCTTTGTAGGAACTTGTGCTACCCATGAAATATCAGTATGCTGGCTAGATCTTTTTCTCTCTGCAAACTCAGCAGATAGTGTATTTGATGAATCTATATTTCCAAACATATAAAATTCTTTTGTGCCTTCCTCTGTATCTACAGCACAATTATACAATATATCATTTGGCCTTTCTTCATGAACTATTGCATTAAAATAACTATTTGGATCTACAAGTGTGCCAAACCATCCCTTCTTATAAAGAAAGTATGTATTTGATTCTCTTACTGGATGAAATGATCCTATATCTATGTATGTATTTTGTTCAAAAAGATCTTTATTCATTAGCCAAGATAGTCTTTTGATTACCCCGTTTAATATAGAATCTTCTCCATAAGAAGAATAAGATTCAAAATATTCGTAATTCATTTACCCCTCACTTAAAAGTAAGGCGAGCCTATTTCTAGGCCCGCCCTATCTTTCCGAACTATTTACTCGGACTTCTTCTTTGGCTTTGCAGCCTTAAGAGCCTCTTCTACAGCAGATGCTTTTGGCAAACGTCCAAATGCTGGATCGTTTGGATTTACTGCACGTGCTGCTACTGGAATTAGAGCACCAACAAGTGCTGCCCATAGATCCTTTGGATCTGTTACGCCAGCAACGTAAAGAGCTGAAGCTGCACCAACTACTGAACGAGCATATGATGCAAGCATTGCCTTATTTTTCTTACTTAGTTCCATTTTTTCCTCCTAGGATAGAACTTTTATTAGTATAGCATAGCCAGCCCAGAGACCAATTATTCCTGCCACCCCTGCAAAAACTGGTGGCGCTGGAACTGGCAATTTGAATGCTGCGAATACTACGCCACATCCAAAACCCGTTATTGTTGATAACAATATATCTTTCATTCTTCCCCCAATATATATATTTTATAATGATCTTCACAAAAATCTACAAATCTTGTTTCTGTCATGGCAAGTCTGTACGATTCTTTATTACATAAAACAACCTCACAAACAGCGTAATTATATTTTAAACTTTCTTCAAAGTTCTTCAGTTTTGGAATTATCATCATCTTCCTTGTCTGGGTTATCTATTGGTGTTGGTGCGGTAGCAAGTGCACCACAATCATGACACTGAATATCTAAATGATACATTCCAATTGTATAAGTTTCTGGATCAAAAGAAACAAGTGCTCTAAAAAGATTGCTTCCACAATTTGGACATATACACGTTGGAATACCTCTAGCGTCTATCATCAATGTCCTCTGGTAAAAGTTTTTTTAATTTTTCAAAACTATCTGAAAACTTTTTCATGTCATTGTATAATGGCATTCCTTCTATAACTATTCCATATTCATTAAAATAATTAATTGATGGTTCTACTTCAGAAACAAATTCAGATATTCCTTTTTGAACATCTTCAATATATTGATATGCCCAATCACGGGAATCTGATAAAAACTTTATAAAATTTTCTTTATGTATATCATCTGGAGAAATAGGATTTTTAATAGATTCTGGAACAGAGTTTGTTGTCGCAAGATGTACTAATATTATTTCTGTAAGCATAGCTGTAGTTTTTTTAAGATTAATTGCTGCATGTATATATGCAATAAAAAATGATATAGAAAACATAGCTAGAGCGGCAATAGTTATATTCACAACAAACCTCTTTTCATATATAAGTATACTACATTAGTCAAAATCTATACCATAGAAATCTTTAAATTTATGACCACAAAAATTTTCATAGTCTGCTAATGATCTTATGCTTCCAGCTCCATATATACCCTGCTCTATTCCGCATAGAACCTTCATTTGTTTATTTTTTGATATCTCTTCTATGTCTTTCCAAGAAGATACCCTCAGCCTACTATCTTTCCATATTTTCTTATACCCTCCACGACCATAAAAATGGTAGGCTATTTTTTTTGATGGGGAATATATGTCCCAGCCTCTAGTCCAAGATCGCATCGCAAAACAAATTTCTTCTCCAAAAAAAGATATTTCTTCGTCATAGGGAACTTCTTTAACAATATATCCAGGGGCAAATATAAAACCGCCAAGAACAGTACTAGACTCCTCTGGATTTAAAAAAGACTTATCTGCAAACTCTATTCTCTGTGCAGTCCATTCCATTCTTTTATTCAATAGTGGTTTTTGTTTTGTTGGATATGGAACTCTTTCTTTATCTTTTATTGGAAAAGATATACTGTTATTTAACTCTACAAAATATGGTGGTGGAAAATAAGACAAAATTATTTTATTATTATTTGATATTTTTTGTGCTTTATTAATTTCATTCAAACAAAGTAGATCCCAATCATTTTCAAAAATGGTATGTGAGTCTATTTGTAAAAAATACTCTTGATTATCATATAATTTCATCGCTATACTTCTTGCATATCCTGCCCCTTTAGCCTCTTTAGGATGCATAGTCACTAAAGATAGATTAGGAACCCAAGAAAGATCTGGAATATCTCTTTCATAGTCTTGAATAACTATTCCAAAATATAATTCATTTCTTCCTGAAGATTTATCTATAGCAGATCTAACAGTTCTTTCTAATTCGGGATCACGGTAGCTTGCTATTGATATAAAAAATTTATTTGACATGTGTTGGCCAATAATACTTACAAGGTTCTTTTCTATCTGGACAGCATGGAGCATTATATGGACTATCTACAGCATATTGATACTTTACGTAATATAAAGGATCTTTCTTGAATAAATTAGCACGATGTGTAGTGATAATACGCATTACTTTATTTTCATCCCGCCAAAATTCTGGATATTCATCTCCCCAGTCTTCCCAGCATTGGTTATATAAAGCATTAAGATTATTTACATTATTTTCTGTTTTAATACCACGCAGGTTTGCTATATGCACCATGCTTTGAACATAGTCCCAAAGACCACGCTCATAGCCTTTCCACATCAACACGGCAGGATGATTGCGCCATCCACCAGTTTTAGACATGCCAGAGAGTACGTTAAGGATTTGATAGCCCTCAAGTATTTGTTTGTTTAATCTTTTATTGTCAAGATTATTAGCACATTCTAAGCTATTGGTTGATGTTAAAAATGTTTGCATTAATTCTCCATAGTTTTAAGGCATCTCGTACAAACATTGTACGTCTTACCAGTATAAGGGCAAGAACCTATATCTGTCAAGACATGATCTTTAATTCTACAAATAATTGACATAAATAAATATTTAATCATTTAAGTGGCTCTCTTGTTACTAATACTATTGCGCCTTCCATTTCTAAGGCTTTTTTTACCATAGAGATATATTTGACTGCCTCAATTTTTTCATCATGCGTCATTCTAATAAATGACTTTTCGTCTAATTTTATTGTAATAAATGTATCATTATCAATAAGATTTATACCAAAATTTTTTGGCGGTGTAATAGAATGAAAAGCTCTACGCATTGTATCTGTATACATTATTTATACTCTTTTTTTGTCCAATAATTATTTTTATAAGATCTTTTTATTGTTGAATAAAATTTATCTAATTTAGAACGAGTATTTTTTTCTTCATATGGCTCAAATTTTCTTTCCCAATTTTCTCTTTTAATTGGAATAATTTGAACAATTGGAGTACCCTTTTCTATAATTCCATGAAAATCTTGTCTAATAAAAAATGGATAGTGAACCTGTAGATCCCATTTATCTACATCTACAATTCCAGTTACAGTTAAAAATGGCAGATCAAAACGATTAATTGGCTGAGTAAATAGAAGTGAATACCCTTCTGTAGAATTAAAAGAAAATTGATTATGCCATTTATATACTACACGGTGATATCCACTTGGCTCTGGCAGACCAATCCACTGCTGCTCTGAGTGGTCTGAAACAATAAGTCTATTTGTTCTATTAGCAATAAAAGGTGTCCCATTTGGTCTTTGTATAACCTCTATATCTGCTGTTAAATATGCAATATATCCAGATGTCATAGCATCAAAAAATGGAGTGCATCTTTTATAAGTTGAATTTGTAGCCCCTTGTGCTGTCAATGATAATTCTGAAAAGGTTTGAGGCGTTTTAATAGGAGATTGTCTATACCATTCTGGAATAAATTCAGATGCTGGCAAAATATTGATAAATTCTTCAGCATTAAACTCTTCAGCTATAATTTTTAATATTTTAGTCATACTATTTACCATTTTTCTTTTCTATATATTTAAATAGATCGTCAAGTGATTCCCATCCTGTATCTTTTTCAACACCTAATGCTGA